TGATGAGAGCCTTGAACATATCAAAATACTTTCTGTAGGTCGCAGGAGCGATTGCTCTCTCTTGGAAGGGTTCGTCTTCGTTTCTTCCGATATTGAGGATAAGGATTTGGTCTACACGGTACTTATTCTCCTTGAGAAGATTTGCGTAACCGGAGACTTGCAAGAAGTGTTCGTTGAAGATTCCCTTGCCACTCTTGAAGTCTACCAAGGTGTACTTGCCGTCAATCTTGCAATAGAAGTCGAGCGTTCCGCCGTATCTGTGCTTCTCGGAAACGAACTGTTTCTCATTGAAGATAGGCTCGACCTTGTGTTGCTTCTCCCAATCGAGATACTTATAGAAGCCGTTCTGTGCGAGTTCAATCTCAAGAGCCGTGTAGTCCGATGTATCAACGGGTTTGCCCGTGATGTGTCCCTCTACGAGGGCGTGAATAAGGGTTCCGACATTCGCAGCCTTGTCGACATACTTCGTAGAGTCAATGCCTTGAAGACCGAGGTTGTTTGCCCACTTAACGAGGGCAGGCTTGTTGAGGAGTCCCGTAATGGTGGTTGCTCCGGGGACGAGCGTTCCGTCCTCAAGATAATATCTTGTGTGCGCTCTCGACGCTTTCTTTAACTTGTCTGCCATTTTACTTGCCCTCCTTCAATGCTTCTGCACGGTATAACTCAACCGTCTCCTTGTACTCGTCCTCAAGAGCCTTGATTGCTTCGTTTGCTCTTACGAGTCTCTTGGTAACATCTTCGACCTTATCGACGGGACACTCTGCGAGTTCCTTTGCGATAGCCTTAACTTCCTGCTCATAACCGACCTTCGCATAAGCGAGGGTTCTTTCGAGGCGATTCGCCTTCTCCAAGTAATAATCTTTCATTTTTTCTAAATCTCCTTGACAATAATAATTTATTGTGGTATATTATTGAAAAGGGTATATACCTAACCCTTGTACTTTAGACTTCGCTACTATGCTTGCCGGCGTGTGCGGAGTCTTTTTCTTTTTCGAGGATTTCTCTGTATTGAGTTTGAAGTCGCTCGAAGCACCAATTTACCCAAGCCGTTATATCCTTGAATCCGCACTTCTTGAGAGCCGTCTTGAAGAACTCTCTTGCTTCCGGAGGAAGATTGACCGTAAGGTGATACACCTCTTCTTCGGCTTTCTTCTTCGGAGCAGAAGCCTTCGCTCTCGCACCTTGGTAGTAAACCTCGTGCGGTTCGTAGATGTCGTCCACGCTCACGCCCAACTCTTCGGTCAAGCGTTTCATCATCGACGGCACCGGGAGACACTTGTAGTTCTCGAACTTGCTCATCATAGGCTCGTCTGTGCCTATTTTGATAGCGAGTTCTTTTTGTTGTCTACCCCTTGCGATTCGGATTTGCTTCAGTTTCATTCGCCTTTACCTCCTTCTTAGATTTCCATTCCTCAAACGCCCTCTCGTTAGCAGGGTCTCTAAAGAACTCTTTGATGTCGTGGTTAAACGCCCGTGCTATGAGATTGAGTTGTGTTGGATTCGGTTTCAGTTCGTTTGTTGTTACTCGCATAGAGCCTCCTTTGTAGAATGTCATTCTACATCATTTGCAAAAAAAATTTCCTGCACTTCGTCGTCATTCAAGCGGAGAGCCGTGCCGACCGCTTGAACTTCGCTCACAAGAAACTCTTTCTTGTTGTGAATCTTGTTAAAAAGACCCGTCGGAGAAAGTCCAATCTTGGACGAGAGGGTTTTAATGGTAAAACCTTTTTCTCTCATTTTGCCTTGCAATTTCTCTGTGTGCGTCATTGTTTCACCTCCTTGTTGAATTTGGTTCTACACATATAATACCACTTCTTTTGTTGAATGTCAAGCGCTTTTTCAAATTTTTTTGATTTTTTTTCAAAAATTGTTGATTTTTATTCTCGATTGTGGTATTATATAGTTACTTGGAGGTGTTATTTATGATGAATCTTGTAGAATTTGGGAAACGCATTAAAGACAAAAGAGTCGAATTAAATATGACTCAAGAAGAATTGGCGAAGCGTGCAGGCTACACCTCACGCTCGAGCATTAACAAAATCGAGTTGGGTCTTGTTGACCTTCCTCAATCAAAAATTGTGGCTATCGCAAACGCCCTTGGTGTTACCCCAACATATCTTCTTGGTTGGACGAGTTCGAACTCCGGCGTGAATAACGGGATAATTGGAAACCAAAACACGAACAACACTATTATAGTAGAAGGTAAGGAAGTCGAGCCTAACGGAGAGATAGAGGCGGAACTTTTGGCTCTTTGCAAAAAAATGTCGGTGCAGCAAAAAGCAAAACTTCTCACATTTGCAACCGAATTGTTGGAGGGTTGATATGTATATTCCGGAGATTATTATGTTTGTTATTATTGTTGCTTTGGGATTTTATAGTAGCCATATTACAAGTAAGCACAATAAGGAACTTGAGGACTTGAGAGAAAAACTAAACAAAGAACACCTCGAATCGTTGAGAGAACGAACCGCTTCGTCCGAACGATATTACGAGGCAAAAATCAAAGAACTCAACGACCTTGTCGCAAAACTCAAGGAAGGAACTAAAATCGGAGAGTTGGAAGCCGAGATAGAAAGATTGAAACAAGAGGTTTATCGGCTCGAAGACGAAAAGTACGACCTACTTCACGCAGAGGAGGAGTAAAAATGAACATCGCTATTGAAACACTCAACTACCTTTATAAGAATAAGGAAGTTAATCCGGATAAACTTGCAAGTTTATTCTCGGACAATCACAACGGCGAGTATATCGCCTATTGCGCTCAAGATATTCCTCACGAACCATTCGGAATCACTCCGACTTTGTTTGAGTCGTGGGAGTATAGAGGTATAGAATATAATGTTTATCTCTATGTCAAAGAAGGTAGAATAGAACACATTGATATTCTTAAGTGTTCCGAGCGAGGAGAACTCTCGCCTACGAACCAAGAATACCGAATTGCACGGCGAGTCGTTGAAGCCGTTATAAAGGAGCAATAATGAAGAAAGCCGTTATATATGCTCGTTTCTCCTGCGGAAGGCAGACCGAGCAATCTATAGAAGGGCAACTCCGGAAGTGTCACGCATACGCCAAGGAACACGACATCGTGGTCGTGAAGGAGTACATCGACCGGGCAAGAACTGCTCGGAACGACAACCGCCCCTTCTTTCAAAGAATGTTGACCGATAGTGAGAACGCCGAATGGGACTATGTTATCGTTTATTCTATAGACCGCTTCTCCCGTGACGACGGAGACTACGGCGCTGATAAGAGAATCCTCCGCAACAATGGAGTTACCCTACTCTCCGCTACCGAAACTATAGGTATGAACGCCGACGGAACGGAGAACCTCGGAGGAATCCTTACCGAAGGTCTTTTGGTCGCCCTCGCAAAATACTACTCAAGAGAGTTGTCTCAAAAGATTCGTCGTGGGCAATATGAAAGCCTCCAAAAAGGACAAACGCTCGGAAGTTCGGCGGTGTATGGCTACTTCGTCAAGGATAAACGCTACCATATAAACGAAGACCAAGCCGTCGTCGTTAGAGAGATGTTTGAACTCTACTCGAAGGGAAAGTCCGCCATAGACATAGCCGAGATTTTTGCCAAGCGAGGCTTGAGAAACGCCCAAGGTCGCCCGTTCAAGCCAAACGGTATAATGAAGATGTTGAAGAATCCGAAGTATATCGGAACTTATACCTTCGGAGACAAGGTCTATGAGGATTACCACCCTGCTATCGTTGAGAAGAACCTCTTCTACCTCGTCCAAGAGCGTATCGAGAAGAACAAGATGAACCCTGCAAGGCTCAAGGCGAGAGACGAGTTTATACTCACGGGCAAGTTGTATTGTGGGTATTGCAAACACACTATGGTTGGGGAATCCGGGACAAGCCACACCGGGCAAAGTTACTACTACTATAAATGTAGTCATCGGAAGAATCGCAAAGGTTGCGAAAAAAAGAACATAAAAAAAGATGTCCTTGAAGACATCGTTATCGAGGAAACCCTCAAACACATTTTGAACGGCTCAATAATTGACGATATTGCAACCGAGATTCTCGCCTTGCAGGAAGAACAACGAGACCTTTCCGAACTCGTTCTCCTCAAGAAGCAACTCTCCGAGATAAGCGGATATATAAACAACCTCCTCACGGCAATAAAGCGAGGAATCATAACCGACTCCACGCAGGCGGAACTTCAAAAACTCGAAGAAGACAAGAAACTCATCGAGGAGAAAATCGCCCAAGAGGAGTTCAAGGATTCCCAAAAACTCACGAAGGAACGAATCGAGTTTTGGTTCGAGCAGTTCTTATATTTCGACAAAACCGACAAAGGAGCGAGAGAATATCTCGTCAACTACTTCATCAACCGTATATTCCTCTACGACGATAGGATTGTTATTATATATAACCACGACGGTGACAACCGTACCGACCTATCAAACGAGGAGATTGAAGAGGCTTTGAGTTCGGATTTGACACACGACAGACCACCAAAAGCACATAATCCGAACCTTTATATAACGAAGAAGTTCGTTGCCTTGGTTATCGGATTATAAAGACAAAAAGACGAGGATTATTCCCCGTCTTTTTTCTTTTTGATTTTATCGTATATCTTCCTAACCGCCGCCGTCAACGCTATGCAAAGCGGAATGAATGGAGTGAACGGCGCAAGCCAAAACGCCCAACACGCCGAGCCGACCGCCCACCACCATTCTATCCCGGTGATAATCGCTATGAAGTATGGAATCCACACCTCGCACGATACCACAAGGAACACGATTAAAAATATCACGATGTTTGTCCTATCCCCTAAAGTCCTCAACAACCATTTGACGAAGGCTTTTACCTTCGCCCACAGTTTACGAAGAATACCCACTATAAGCGAGCAACTTTTCTTTTTCGGACTTGGTAAGGGATAAGCGATTGATGTACGCCTTCACTTGGACTTCGCCGTATTGGTTGGAATATCCGAGATACCCCATAACCATATACTTTTGAACCGCCTTCAAGTTGAGCGAATTGATGTAGGCTTGAACCTTCTTCTTCCGAGAACCGCTAACGACTTTGCCCTTTTTATCGGTGTCGCCAACGATAGTTCTTGCCGTTGCAACAATGAGAGCGAGTTTCTCAATGTCGATAGCCTCTGCGAAGAGGATATTTTTGTTTTCGAGGTCTACTCCGAGGAAGTCTTGGAGAGCGAGGTTGTAATAAACGCTATAAATAAAGTTTATCGCCTTCGCCTTCACTTCGTCGGTCGCCTCTGCGTATTGAGGCAGTTTTACAAGACTTGCAACCGCCTCGTTTCCTACGGCGTACACTTTCTCAAAGGCTTTTCTTTGGCTTGCCGTTAAGGTGTATTCTTCGCCGTCGTAGGTAATAGTGTCTTGAACGCTCCGAGGAATCACATCGAATCCCTTTTCGATAAGACCGCCCATTTCGCTTCGTGCCTTGGAATCCTTCAAGCCTCCAAGGTTTTCGTCGAGCATAAGTTCTGCGATAGTTGCTATCATAGCCTCGTCGTTATTCTCGATTGCTTTCGCAAGGTCGGCACGATAACTCTGCTTGTAGAACTTGTCGTCAACCTTGTACGCCGTGGAAGGACTTATTCTCTTTGTGATTCCATACACAAAATTATAGACATTTCGTGTCGGTATACCAAAGAGTTGTCCGCCTGCGTACGCAGCCTTCTTAATACTCAAAGCAATATCTCTCGAATCTGTCGAGCCGTCAACCACGCTACCGATTAAATCGAAGACATCTTTTCCGCTTTGGAGAAGGTCGTTAACCGTAGAGTAAGCGTAGTTGTCGAGGTCGTAGCCTTCTGCATAGAAGGAGTAAATATCACGAATGAGAGGCAAACCACCGAAGAGGTTACCGACGGCGTCGACCGCCATATTTTGAGCGATATTCTCGTCCTCGTCGTCCTTGTTGTAAAGCGTTCTAAACGCTTGTGCAATAAGAGCCATAAACACGGCTTGAGAAACGAGCGAAGCAACGGCACGCCCTGCCTTCTTGTTGGCGGACTTGATTTTCTTGTCGAGTTCTGCTTGCTCTTTAGGGTCGGTTGCGTTCTTTCTCTTTGTCTTCAAGACCGCCACTTCTCCGATAGAGTCAATCACTCTTCCGAAGACCTTCATAGAGTCCGCAGAGAACATCGTCAAGGTCTTCATAATCTCGCTTCCGTCTCTCATCGCAGCAGACCTTTCGGTCGCAAGCGGATTCTGTTGCGTTTCGAGGATAACCTTCTCAAGGAGTTTTCCTGCCTCGATTTTGTTTTCCTTCGTTCCGACCTTTGCTCCGCCGTTCTTTTCGACTTGGACTTGACAAGCACCGAAGAGTTTTGCGACAACGAGACGGTCAACCATTCCGATAGGCTTCATAAGCACATCGCCGATTTTGCCCGTCTTATCCATAACACCTTGAGCCAAGGCGGCGGAGTTGTCGTTGTTACGGAGTTTCGCAAGAGAGCAATACTCGTCGACATCGCTTGCCTTGATACCGATTCCTCGGATAATGCAATCAATATCGAGAATGTTGCCTGCTGCCGCAAAAGACGACAACTGCGTTACCCACACCTTCGGATTCGCTCCGAGTTGATACTTTGCGTAACCGCCACGGAGTTTTGAGAGCCACTTGTTCAAGACGCTCGTGGAAGCCGGAATACCTTGAATATCTTTGACGAGTTTCTTGAAGTATTCTTGCCCCTCTGCCCAAGCATTTGCGCCTTCGGTTTTTACGCTCGTAGGCTTGTTTCTGTTTCCGCTAATGTCGAGGTTGTAGAGAACATCATATTCCCTCAACGGCATAGCGAGGTTGGCGTACAGAGCGACCGCCCGGATATGTCTATCGAGGACGGACTCAAGCGTTCCAATGTAGAGTTCGTTCTTCGCTCCTTTGACGGTGTCTTTGTTGAAGGAAGCGTTGCTTACTCTCGCCATTTCGTCGAGGTAAGACTCGGTGTCTACGCTTTGTCCTACGACATAGCGACGAATCGGAACATAGTAGTCTTCGAGAGCGTTGGTGTAGCCACGGAGTTGCATATCCGTCTTTTTCTTGGCTTCTTTGCAATCCTCGTTGAACAATCTCTCGGCGATAGCGATATATTCCTTCTCAACCTCCGAGAATTGACTTGCAAGTTCCTTTTGCACTTCCTTCGCTCGAATCCTTATCTCTTCAATCTCCAAGCCTTCTTGAGGAGCAAAACCATTGATACGAACAATCTTACCGTCCTTGTCGGTGTACGCAAAGCCGGACTTCGCGAGACCGAGAATTGCTTGGTCTCTGTTGAGTGACATATAAAGCAACATCGCTTGAGAGAGAGGAATATCCGAGCCTTGATAGGTAACCGTCTTGTCTTGGAGGGATTTGAGGAACTTCTTGTGCTTCTTGTAGAACGCTTCAAGCGGTTCTCTCATTTCCATTTCCATAACGCCTGCGCCGATTGTGCCTTGGCGGAGCGTTCCGAGCATTTCGGTGAAGAATCCGTCGGAATACCTATCCATATACCTCATAACGGTCATAGGGTCGCTGAAGGTGGTGATGTACTTCTCAAAGAACTTCCTCAACCAACCGACCTTCGCCTTCTCGTTGGCGTGGATAATCTCCACATACTTCTTGGCGATAGGCTCTGCTTCGACATATTGTCCGTTGCGGTATACCTTGTTATATGTTTCTATAAAATGCTTGAAGTAGTCTACGATATTTTCAAGAGCCTTCAAGTCTTCCGTTGTGATTTGTCCCTCTCCGTTAGCGAAGGTTCTCAAAGCGTTTGCGACGTCCTCGTCAAACTGCCCTTCGAGCACAGGGTTCTCTTCGTTGTACCACTCCAAGAGTCCCTTGATAATCTCCCTCGTTCCGCTTTCGTTGAGGTTGCCTCTGTACTTAATACGGGACAACTGCTCAATAGAGCCTTTGAAGATGTCCGTCTTGTAAACCGAGGCGTTGATGAATGTACCGAGTTTAATATCCTTGATTCGTTGAATCTTGTCAAGGACACGGTTGAGAACCTTGTTCTTGTTGCGTTCCTCGTAGAACTTCTCCCTCCAAAACTGCGCCTTCTTGGCATACTCGTCGATGATAGCCGAGAGCTTGGAAGGGTGTCCGTGCGTATCAAACGCAACGAGAATCTCTCTTGCAAGGTCTTGCTTGAGTTGTTTTCTCTCCTCGGTTGTAAGGGAATCGCTCAAAATAGACTTGGCGTCCTTCTTGAGTCCTGCTACGGCGGTTCTGTATGCTTCGTCGATTTGGAAGAAGATGTCCGCCTCATTGATAGCGTCGATATGGAATCCGAGCGATTCGAGTTCCATAGCAATAACATCTGCGCCGAGACCGGATTCGCCCTTGCGTTTGCCCCAAAGGAGATATGGACTATTGTCCTTGTCATAACGGTGTCTAATCTCGCCCTTGATACCGTCAAGGTTCATCTTGTGGAGGTAAGGCTTGAGAAGAGCAATCGTGTCGGTGTATATCTCGTATGCAGGGTCGTCGTAAATACTTTCAACGATAGAGTGTTGAATGATATACTCCGCCACATCGAGAGCAACTTTTGCCTTCTTGCCCGGCACCGCCGTATTAAGACCACGCCAAAGCATATCTATAACTTCCGCCTTCGGCTTGCCGGAGATAGTTCCGTAAGCGTCTCCGAAAGAGAGATAACTTCCAGCAATGGTTGAGATAATCTCCTCGGCTTCAACCTTGTTATAAACCTTTCTCCTTGTGTAGTCCGCAAGGAGTTTTTTGACTTGCCCGTCCGTGAGTTCGTAGAAGTAAGGTTTCGCCGTAGGGTCTTCCGGGAGAGCGAGTGAGAACTCAACATCTTCGTCAACCACGCCGTGAGTGAGACCATACTTCGAGAGGTCGATGTCTCCTCCCTCTCTCTCAATAGGTTCTACGCCGAACTTCTTAAGGATTTCACGAACATCGTTATCGTCAAGAATCCTTGTAACCTTCATCGCTCCCGTAATATACCAAGGAACGGTAGAAGGGTCGGGATTCGTGCGGTATTGGTAATATCCGTCCGTAGGAAGTTTAGGCAAGCCTGCGTAAGAGTGGCGGAACTTTCCGTTCTCGGTGTAGCCATAGGACATCGCTTCCTCTTGGTAGTCGATGTCTGCTGCGATTTCGCACTCTGCCCACACGAAGTCTTTAGGGAAGAGTTCTTTTTTACCCGTTTCCGGATTGAGTCGGTTGAACTGTGTAGCCTTCGGATATTCTCCTAAATGCCAACCGGGACGGAACGCAAGCGCACCGCTTCCGCCTTGTGTGCCTTTGCCTCCTGCCTTGACTTGAGGTCTTCCGGTCTTGGAAACTCCTGCAGAAGCACCGATGTCAGCGTCAAGCCATACTCCGATAGGAGTAGGTTCACCGTTTGGATTCGCCACCATAGGAGGATATAAACCGCCGTTCTTTGCGAAGAACACCTTATACGCCTTGATAGTCTTCTTCGGAGGTTCTTTGGTGCGGAGAGACCATTGAACGGACTCGTCTCCGCTTTCAAACACTCTTCCTTCCGTACGCTTGCTATCCTTGCGAATAACATCATAAATCTCGGAGAGCGTGTCCTCGAAGACCTCCGCTTCCTTACCTTTTGCAATCTCTTGCGTAGCAAGTTCCGCTTCGATAATCTCGGTCACATTGTCCGGGAAGGTGAGCGTTGCAGGAACTTGAGGAACTGCCTTGCCCGTGATAGCGTCGTACACTCTAAAATCGACGAGTAACTTGTAGTAGTTTTCGTCGGCGGTGAACTGCTCGAACTTCGGAATAAATCCTTTTTCATCGCACCACTCAAGGTACTCGTGAGCCATAGCCTTGGCGTCGCCGAGTCTTTGGAGACTCTCGAAGAAGTCGAACTCCTCGGTCTTGGAAACCGCCTTACCACGCCCGTCTTTAGGGTGAATGGTGTCTCTGCCGTCTGCGTATTTGATTTCCGCACCAACGCCGTTCTTGCGATAGCGAGTTCTTTGTTGGAGCGTGTAGTCTTTATAGAAGTCAATATCGCTCATCTTTGCAACGAGTTTATTGATACCGCTGCGGTGATAAGGGATAATGTAGTTGGTATGAGGATTCGCAAGGAGTTTGCGGATATGATTGTCGCTTACGCCGATTGTGGTCGTGCCGACATTTTGGCTATAGCCTTCTTGACTCATCAAGGCTACGGCTTCGTCATAGTCCACACCGAACTCACTCCAAAGGAGGTTGCCCTCCGAGTCGAGTCCTGCGTTCTCCCTCGATACGCTCTTGTCGATGTTCGGAATCATCGACATATTGATTTTGATACCCGTCTTACCAAAGATTCTCGCAAAAGAGATAACCTTGGTGTAGGTGTGCATTGTCGCCTTCTTCGAGTGAAGGTCGGCAACAACTTGCATATAGTCGAACACTTGGTCGATAGTGAAGTCGGAGAACGAGAACATTCTCACACCACCGACATCTTTCGCACGAGAGGCGAGGTCGGTAATATCGGCGAGTTCGTGACTATAAGGCGTGAACTCTTGCATAGGCTTCGGCGTAGCCGAGCCTTTCTTATTAAGTACACGCTGATAGAGTTCCGGAGCGTTCTTCTTGATAGAATCAAGACCGACAGTTCCGATAAGGTCGCTCTTCTTGAGGTAACCACGGAGTTCCGGGAGTTCGAGGATAGTTTTGGCGATGAGTTGGTTTTCTCTTCCGCCAAACTCCTTCGCCTCGATACGCCTTGCGAGTTCCGTCACATCAACAGACTCTCCGTTTGCGACCGTGGTCTTGCCACTCGTAAAGTCGAGCGATTCCGGTGTAGCGATGTTGAGGCTTCGGATAACCTTGTTCCAAACGGAAACAAAGTCCGCCGCCCAAGATTCGATACGATACCTCTTCGTCTCTACGAAACAAGCAGGGCAAGCGACCTCGAAGCCGTTCTTCTTGAGAACCTCGTTTATCTTAACGATATTCTCTTGGGAGAGGCTGACATCTCCGATAAGGTTACGCTTAACGAGTTCGTTGAGAACCCTTGTCAAAGCCTTACGCTTACGGCAGATTGTTGAGAGGTCAATATTAAGCGGATAGTCGCCGTTGGTGACCATAGCCGAATAAATAGCGTGACCGTTTTCGTCGTAGTATACTCTTGCGTTGTTCCAATCCGCAAGGTCTTTGTAGGTCGTACTCAACTCTTCCATAAACGAAGCGAGTTCGTCCATAGTAGAGAGAGCAGAATCTACATCGCTTGTAGAGAATCCCTTCGCAAGAAGGTTCTTTTCGAGAACCTCACGACCGCCCTCTCGGTAAGTTGTAAGGTTAAACTGAACCGTAGAACCGTCGTCGGAAACGATATGCGTTCCGTCTACTTGTTCTTGATTTCCGCCGTCTTTTCGAGCAACTCTTCTTCTGTCGCCTTCGGATTCTGCGTCATATACCTCATCAACTCGTCCATTTGCTCGTCCTCTTGGAGAGCCGTCAAGATGAGAACCATAGCCTCCTTCTCCACTTTGAACAAGTCTAACCCATTCAGCAAAAGTCTTTGCTTGCTTGTAAGTTCCATTGTCTATTTCGCTCCTTATGGTTTCAATAAGTTCGTGGTTTGATTCTATATCGAGTTGGAGAATCGGAGTAAAGTTGCCGAGTTTGTTGTCCGCCACGATATAGAAGTTCTTATCCGTGTAGGCATACTCGATTCTGCGAGGCTTGTCTCCGTTTTTCCTTGCAAGTTCTTGTGCGAGAATCGCATATTCTTGCTTGTCGTCGATGTAGATACCCTTTCTCTTATTATAACTGATTTCGCCCTCTGTGTCAACTTCTTCCACGAAGTCTCTATCACGAGAGAGGATATATTTTGCGAGTTTAATGTCGCCGATTCTTTGTGCGGCTCTAAAGTACAATCTCTCCGCTTGGAGGAGTTGCTTGTATTCCGCCTTCGACATATCGACCTTTTGGAACATCTTCTTGAGGTTGATGATTTTGTCGATAATTCGCTTTGCGATAGAGGAGTCCTTCGAGATGATTCTGTCGACGAAACGCTCGTTTCCGAGGAGGATTCCCGTCTCGTGTGCGACCAACTCTTTTCTAAACTTGGCGTACATCTTGGTTTCCTGCTCGGAGAGAGGTTCTCCGGCTTTGATTTTCTCGGAGATTGTCTCTATCTGCGGAGCAGACAAGCCGTACTTCTTGGCGAAGACTTCGCTTTGAGCCTTATCCCAAAGTTTCACTCTGCCGCCGTTGCCGTCGTCAATAGTGAGGTCGTCGGATTGAAGGAACGCCACCATTTCCTCATACTCTTGAGAACCTTCCTCAAGGTGAGTTTCCTCGTGGACGAGAGTCTCTGCCCAAGTATCGTTCTCAAACGCCGTAGCGTCAATGTAAATCTTGTCTCCTCGCTTGAATCCTTCGAAGGAAAAGCCTTCCTCTCCGGACATAAGTTCGGACGAGTCTACGATAACAAAGGAAGTGTCGGTGTGTCCCAATCTGTTGAGAACATTGAGAGCCTTGTTGAACTTGTTACGGCGTTCCATAGCAACGCCTTCGAGTCCGTCTTTCTTGATAGTAATTCTGCCGACCTTTGCTCTTGCTTCGTCGAGAGAGACGGTCTCGCCTCTCGCTTGAGCCTCCTCCATATAGGTCTTTGCGAGGTCTTCGATTGCCGCACTAAAGTCGGTTTCAATCTCCGCCTCACGCCCCCACAGAGAAGTTGAGTAATTGTAGTCGTTTACATCACTTGCAAGTGTGGTAGAATCGCCGTTCTCGGTGTCGGTGGTCGGTTGCCCTATGCCAAGTCTTGTTGCCATTTCGGTGCTTAAAGAGCCGTCCGGGTTAAAGGCTTTACCAAGGCTGAACTCTTTGATAAGACTCGCCCTTCTGCTTTCGGTCGCTCCCTTGAGGATAGTCTCAATCTGCTGATAGCCTCTGCGTGTGGTCTCTGCGATTTTAGCCTTCTTCTCGGTGAGTCCCGTTCCGCTTTCTTGGAGATTCTTTTCACGAGCCTTGAGGTTTTCAAGGCTTCCGAGAACCTCTTGAACATCGGCTTCCTTGCCGACATAGTTGAGCCTGCGACCGTCTTTGGTCTTGATTTTAGACATACCGTAGCCGATAGTTCCGCTATATCCGAGAGCCGTAAGAGAGCCGACAATAGCACTCTTACCAACGCCCTTCCAATAGTCCGCTTCGCCGTACTCGGAGAAGGCGTCCGCACCTTTGTAAATTGTTTTGAGGGCAGGGTTTGCGAGTTCCGCAACCACTTCCTCAACGCCTTCTTCTACGGCGTTTTGGGCGATTCTGCGGAATCCCGTCTTGGCGGTGGATTCTACCACGCCGTCGAATATGCCTGCACCCGTGAGAGCCTTGGTCGCTCCGCCAAAGAGTTTCTCCGTGCCGACTTCAACGAGACCGGAGGCAACGCCATAGCCAAGACCGGCGTAATAATTCGCTCCTTCTTGGAAGGCTTGCTCCGTCCCCGTGCCTGCCGCACTTACGCCCATTGTTACGAGCGAAGCAATCTGTGCCGCTTGGGCAGCGGAAGCGGCGGTCGAAGCCGCCGAAGCCGCCGTGCCTGCCGCAGAGGCGGCGGTGGTTGCCGCCCCTGCTCCTGCATAAGCACCGTATGTTGCGATTGTGGCGATAACCGCAGGGAGTAATTGACCGATTCCGTGCGATACGCCCTCGATTATGCCGTCTTCTTTGAGGTAGGAGTATCGAAGAGCCTCTTGAAGAGGGTCGCCGATAACCTCGCCTGCAAAGTCGTATGCGATATGTTCTTTCACGCTATCTTGGAAGTCGTCGCTAAAGATTCCGCCGACCGCACCCACGATTCCTGCACCGAGGTCGTAGATACCTTCGAGTCCTTTAACTGCGCCCTCCAAGACATTCGCTACCACATCGCCTATTGTAGAGAGACCTCTAACGAGAAAGTTTTGGCTATTCCTTTTGCTTTCTCGGTCGAGTTCCTCTTGTCTTTTTGCTTCTTGCCACTCCTCTAACGCCCTCTTATCTTCCAAGTATTTGGTATAAGATATGCGGTTTTCACGAGTCGATACTATCGCTTGCGCTCTTGCTCTCCTTTCGGCAGGAGTTAGATTGTATGTAGCCATTTTGTACTCCTATTAGTTTTTGTATTTTTCGTACATCGCCTTGAGATAATTTTGGTATGTACCGTAAGTCTGTTTGTCCGAATTGTTGCCACGGTTAAACTCGCTCAAGGTTCTTATGCCGGGATTGTACTTCGCCACATCGTTGTAGGTGAGAGTACCGCTTTGAGCCTTGTTTGCGATTTCGCTATCGGAAGGATAAGAAACAGAGCCTCCGGAACTACCGCCCCCCCCGGTGGACTTTCCGGTTCTCAAGAAGGCAGAGATTGCGTTTGACAATGCGGAGTCGCTATTGTCGTTCTTGACATTCCTCCAACCTTTTGAGGTGTAGATGTACATTCTGTTTGCGACAACACAGAGCCTGCCCTCTTTAGGCGTTACGCTTTCTGTTCCGGTGGTCAGCCTATTAAGCAATTTCTTCGCAGCGTCGTTTGTTACCTCGTCGCCGCAAAGGAGGTCATACTCGGTGTCTCTGTTTCTCGAAGTAGAACCGATTGTGATGTCGATGTCGTCGTTGTTTCTTCCGGAGCCGAGACCTTGCACATAGTAGGTTGTGTAGTCGGTTCTCGTTCCTGCATTGATTTGCGACAAGAACTGATTGTATTCCTCTGTCGTCATAGAGCCTCTGTGGGATTCGAGAAGAGAGAGAGCCTCCGCCACTTGAGAAAGTTGAGAATTGAAGTTGGTGTTACTACTAAAGTTCGAGATTGCGGTTTGAAGCGCAGAGTTTCTCTCGCTATTCGAGTAGTACGCCATAGCCTCAATCTGTCCCTTAAGCGTGCTATAATGTGCGTCGCCGATAACGCCTTTGTTTTGCTCGATGTAGTCGAGAATCTTTTTGCGTCCTGCCTCGGTGAGTTTTGTTCCGTCGCTCGTAAAGTTGCTCGGTTCAGCAAGCATATTGTAAACGCCTTGTTCAACCGTTCCGAGATGTGTGTCGTAGTTACTCGTGATGTTACCATTGACAACAGATTTGCCCTTGGATTGAAGAGAAGCGAATTGAGAATCGCTCACCTTGCCACGGTATTGCTCGATGAAGGCGTCCATATCGGCTTGGTTGGAGATTCCGCTATTTATGATGTCTTCCTCGGCACTTCTAAATGCGGTCGCTTGTTCGCTCTCAAGTCTGCTTTGGTCTTCGACACGCTTGTTCTCTGCGTTAACATTGGCTCTGTTCACACCTTCTTGAAGCAACGCATTGAACTGCTCGTCGGTTACCTTGCCTCTGTATTGCTCAACAAAGGCGTTCATCTCATCGCCCGTAGTATAAACCGCTTGGCGAATTGCCTCAAGAGCCGTAGCGTAGTTGATACCTTGTTCCTCGGAAAGTCTTGCGGCGTATTCCTTGAGGACATTATCAACGAGAAGGTTGCCGTTCTCGTCTCTCGCAACATCGAATACGCCCTTGTCGTAGTTCTGCTTGAGGGTAGACAAGGTGTTTGCGAGTTGTTGTGCGAGGGTATCGACGGCGGAAGACTTGGCAGCCTCAAGGCTACCTTTTCTTGCGGCGAAGGTGTTGTCGAGGTTCGCTTGACCGGAGCTGTACGCCTCGTCGAGTCTACCTTGAGTTTCTTGGTAACTCGTGTCATACGAGTTCTTGCTCGTATTGTAGTTGGCTTCGAGGTCGCCCTTGCGGTCTTGGTAGTCACTCTCGATAGCACCCATATCGCTATTGTAGTTGTTGTATGCTTGGAGCATTGTGGACTCGCTTACGCCGAGACCACCCAAGCCTTGAGCCTTGACTTGCGTAGGGAGATATTTCTTCAACTTGTCAAGCGTGATACTTGCGTTCTGTTGAGATTGTCTCTTGTTTTTATCAAGGGCGGATTGAGCCGTGCCGTAGTTTTCGAGCAACTCGGCGGTGCTTCGGTCGTAGATGTCCTTTGCCGTAGCAGAGTTTCTGTTGTAGTTATCGAGGAGGTTCTTCGAGTTCGTGTCGTACTCGGTCTGCGCTCCTGCGATTTGGGAATCGTATTGATTCCTTGTGGTGTCCATAAGGTCGTTATACGCCTTGTTGGTGTCCGTCACCGCTTGGTCGTATTGACCTTTGAGATATTGTTGTTGAGTGTAGGTGTTATAAAGAGTCCTACCGATAGCAACATCTTCGTCGGTCATACTCCCGGACTTCGTGATTTGACTCACGCCGTCGTAGTCTACGCCGTAATGGTGTTTCCACCACTCAAGGAAGTCGTTGCCTTGATAGGAACTTCCGTATTTACTCATCGTCGTTTACCTCCGTAGGTGTTATTTCTGTTTCCTCCGGGATAGGTTTAGCCGTCTCCGGAGGAAGGTTATTGACATAATTATCGAACATCTCAAGGTGGCTTATCTTCTTAACGATTCTGCCTCTGTATTCGCCCGTGATAAAGAGATACGAGTTATACATATTGATAGAACCTACAAGCACGAAAATCGCCACTTGCAAGCAATTCCAAATGAGAGTCGCATAACTGAAGTTCTGCACGAGAGAAACGCCGTAATAGCCGAAAATACAAGCGATAACGACCTTCGAGATTATGTCGTATAAACCTCTTTGCTTTTCGTACTCTTGCTTGGTTCTGCCGAAGTCGTAAGGGTCTTGAGCCTTCGTCCCTTCGCTCGTGAGTTCGCCTGCGGTCAAGGGAGTCAATTTCAAGTGCAACGCCTTATTAAAACAAGCGATTCGCTTTCTTTCAATCTTTCTCGTGTACTTGTTCTTGAGTTTGGATTCGTCTATCACAATGTCCTTTGCCGAGCCGTCCTCGTTAAAGTAATTGCTATAAGCCAAGCCTTCCGAAGCGAGAACCCTCGTTCGTTGGATTCTCAAGTTCTCCTCGTTTTTGATTCTGCACCACTCGTCGAGGCGGTCAATATGAGGAGAGATTTTTACCACGGTTTCGCCGTGGAGCGTGAAGGAACTTTGGAATCTGTCGTTCTTCTCGCCGTCCATAATACCTTGGAGGTCGAACGAGCGGTTGATGAAGAATCCGAGGAGGAATACAATCGCACCGTCTGCGATTATTCTCATCACGCTCTTTCCGGTCTCGTCAATCTGTATAAACGCCGTACAGATGTACGCCGCCGCTACGAGAACGACTACAAAATAACCGAGGCTTCGTTGGAAAAAGTCTTTAATCTTTTCGTTCATCATACCCTCCCGTTACCAAGATATTTTTTGAGAACTTGCTCGACTTGCGAGGTTGTAGCGTCCGCCGTCTTTCCGATGAGGATATTTTCCTTCGTGATTCGGATTGCTCTTTGGAAGCAGACGAGGTCGAGGAACTCCCCGGCGAGAGCCATTCCGCTTAACAGAATCAAGTCCGCAAGTATTGCTTGTAATAAGTATGCCATAATGAAAACTATACCGAACAATACAATTCTCCGAGGCATACCCAATTTACCGATAACCTTCAAGAAAAGGAATACAAGACCGATTGCCCCTCCGATACACAACTTGACCGTGTCGGTTGGAGTCTTCGTGTACTTGTCCCAATTTGCGATAAAGCATACCAAAAGGGGAGCGATAGTCACGATAAAACTGCCGATGTAAAGGAGGACGAGTCGGAGTCTGTATTTAGGCTTCTTCGTCGTCTTCTCGCTCATCGTCTACACCTACCTTTTCGATTTCGTGGGCATACCCTTTCTTCACGAGTTCCTCGCTATTACAGAAGCCGATATGTACCACCTTGTCGATATTATCGACGGTCTTCTTGACGGGAGCAATCGCTTTCTCTACATCGCTTTTCAAGGTCTTGAGTTCTGCGATACAAGAGTTGATTTCTTCCCTATATTCGCCAAGCATAGCAACGACCGTCTTGTCGTTTTCTACCGTGGCGTTTACATCGTCGGTCGCTTGGTTAAACTTTGCCACGGAGTTTTGAATCTTCGTGACGAGAGGGAGTGCTGCCACGCAAAGAGAAGAGATAACCGACAAAGCGAGAACGATGTTCGGAATCAACTTTGTCTCTACATACTCTTGCCAAGCAACCTCTCCAACGGTCAAGAAGTAAACCCCAACGGCAACAAGCGCACCGATAGTTACACCTAAAACAAAGGTGAGAAAGATTTTACTTTTTTTCATTTTTGTCTCCTTCCTCTTCTACGAAACCGAAGTCTACGGGTTTTCCTTCGAGACAATCGTACCATTTCTCGCAGGGTTCTTCGCAACCTTCGGTCTCGCATATAGAGCAGATGTTTTCTATTGTTATTTTCATACGAGCCAATCTTCTCGTACTTCTTGACCGAGAGCCTTGAGTTCCTCTTCGGTCTTGCCGTCGAGGTCGTTAACCCAATTCTCGCAAGCGTCGTTTACCTCTCTTTGAGAAAGAACTCCGCTTTCAATCTGTGCGTTAGCCGACTCCAACCATTTTGCCTTGCTGAATCTTTTCATTTTTGATTCCTCCGTTTAATTTTTTGGCGTGATTGCTCACGATTTGTTTGAGTTTCCACTTCGGTGCGTAGGGATATATACGCTCCTTATAGAACCTCCAACCGTTAATATGGCTCAACCAACCGAGTAAGGACAATATCCCTTGTGCTTGGTGAACGGTGATGTAACTCGACTTCTTCACCTTCCTCACCCGGCGACATAATCGAAAGAAGATTTTCTTCCTCAACAATGTCTTATTTTTGTAAAAGCGAAACCCCACGAAGTCTATCGGTCGGCTATGCACCTTCCATATTTGATAGTTCGTCTTGAGTTTCAAACCGATTTTCTCAAGATATTCGTTCATCGCCACGATAGCGTTTCGGAGTTTCCTCTTGTTCGTATCGAGCAGAACCATATCGTCGACATATCGGACATAGTATTTGATTTTCAACTCTTCCTTAACGAAGTGGTCGAACCCTTCGAGAAAGAAGTTCGAGAACCATTGTGATGTATAATATCCGATAGGCAAGCAATCGCCTCCGTTTACGAGGATTGCCTCTATAAGATTCAACATCTTTTTGTCCTTTATCTTCCTGCGGAACATCTCCATAAGGTAGCACGGCTTTACGCTATTGAAAAACTTTGATATATCCAATTTTGCGACATATCGAACCTTCTCGTCCTTGAGACATTTTTCAACATACTTCTTCGCCTCCAACCCTCCTCGGCGAGGAATACTACCGCAGTTATAGCGGTACATTCCTTTCTTGAAGATAGGGTCTAACACGAGTGCTACCACCCAATGTACGACTTGGTCCGGGAAGAACTTCGGAACTGTTATGACTCTCTCCTTCATACAAGAGTGGTCGAACAATACGATTTGCCTATTCGGACTCAACCTCAAGGTGTTGGTTTCGAGCATTTCCTTTATCCTCATAGCGTAGGCTTCCTCGTTTGCGAGAACCTTTGCTATGTAGTGCTTTTGAGTCTTGCCCTTCGCCGCTTGCCTTATGGCGTGTCGAATAAGGTCTAAATCGCAAGCCTTTTCGTATAAGAAACCGACTCTTTTCATAATCCTTTTAATCTCCTCACGGTCTTTCGAGAGTTAACCTACTAAACCGTCCTCTTTGCGAAGTATTTTTTGCCAAGGGGCAAGGATTGTGTGTGCTACATAATACTTAATGATTAAAATGCGACCGCCGATGTTACCGTTGGTGTTAGACGAGGAGTTGTTACCATTCCAATTCCACAAACCGGCATTACCGCCGTTGTTCCAATTCCCACCGCAATTCAGCACGGGCGGCACGCACGACCCTATAGTTTTATTTGATGAAGGGAGATGTGTCTCCCTTTGAATCCCTCTCTTAAAGAGGTTTGTAGCAAAGGCGACCGCCGATGTAACCGAGGGCGTCAGACGAGGAGTAGCCACCATACCAAAACCACAAACCGGCATTACCGCCGTAGTGCCAATCCCCACCGCAATGCAGCACGGTTCCGCCTTCGGCAACATAGCAGTAGTCGTTGTATGTTCCGGAACCGACTGCCGAAGTGTAGCCAAGAAGCGGATTCTTGGCGAACGGAATCACATTCTTGCAATAACCTTCCTGCATAGGTCTGTTGGCAACATACACATAAGGTGCGTCGTACTTGTCGGACTCGTAGTCGGAAGGCGACTCGCAGAAGTATACCTTCTTCTTCTTGAAGTTGATACCGTCGCACCACTTGAAGACATTACCCCAAGGGTTCTCGATACCTCTGTACTTACAAGCGTGGAGACCGTCGGTGTTGCAAGAGGTGTCCGTCCAAGGCTCTGTCTCAAGGTCGTGGTTCGTGTTGTGCGAGCCGGAAGGAGTCAAGACTCCGTCGGTGTGACCCGTGATGAGTGCTGCGGTGTTCGAAGAGTTCGTGAAGCCTTGCATAATGCTTTGACAATGCGTGGTCGCAAACTCAATCATAAAGAGTTGCTTGATGATGTGGTCGATAAGGAAGTCGTACTGTTGGTAGCCTTCGCCTACCGCACGGCAAGCCTTTCTGTAGTTGGGAAGAGTGATAGAAACCTTGACGGTCTGCCCGGACTTCGACATCATTCTCGAATTTTCCGAGTCATAACTACCCTCGTATTTACCTACGAGAACATAGTCAAGTTCGTTGCCCTTGCCGTCCACAAAGAGCGTTCCGAAGCCGTCGTAACGGCAACCGGAGATTTGATACTTATAAGTGCCGTTGGGGTTCTTCGTGATTTTGGTGTAGAACTTGGGAATACGAATGAATACATTACCGAGTTCGTCGGTTACCTCCTTCATTTCGCACCAAGGATAACAACGGTCGAAGTCGCTATCAATCGTGCTTGCGTTGACGGCGTAGCCGAGTCCGACCGAGGCGTCGGTTCTCGTGAGGGTAGCCGAACCCTCGACATTATCAACGCCGTAGATTTTGGTTTTTTCTAACAACATTTTGTTGTCCTCCTATTTTTTATTCGCCCTCAAGAGCCTTGATTCTCTTGGTGAGTCCTTGTATTGCTTTGTCGATTGCACCGCCTTTGGTGTAACCGCTTGCCTTGTCTGCCTCGCTACAAGAGTAAGCGTAGCCGACGACTTGATGTTCCTCGATTGCCACGAGGAGTTCCTGCTTGGAAGAAGCGATAAGGTTGCTCGTTTCGCTTCTGCTGTAGGTCTCGTCCTTGCCGTACGCACCGACATCGCTTGCCGTGAGCGTAATATCCGAAGTAAGAGCCTTGCCGTTGACCTTCCTCGTTTCCGGGACAAGTCCCGTGATGATAGAGGAAATATCCACCTTCAAGGTGTCTCCGCTTTGGAAAGTGAGTGTGAGGATTTTGTCCTTGTAACTTGCCTTCGTGATAAGGCTTTCGATAGGTAAGTCTACCATACCGGAAGCAACCACTTCGCCCCTCTTGTTCAAGAGTTTCACGGTGAGTTTATAGTCCTCGTCCATAGTTACGGAAAGGTTCGTTCCGCTTGCGGAATCTACCTCTCGAAACTTCTTGTCGATACCTCCGCCCTTCGTGTAGTTTCTTGCGGTTTCCGCTTCCTCGGAATGGAAGGCAGCGTGAGCGTAAATCTCTTTTTGAGCAACCTCGTCCCCAAGGTGACCGAGGTCAATGTTGGTAGAGTTGATTCTGCCGTCGAGCCTCGATACCTCGTTGTTGAAGGTCGTGTCGTTGACAAGACCGGAGATAAGGTCGGAGATGTTTACGCTTATAGTGGTATTGTTCATAGAGCCGTCCGCCGTCTTGATGTTGAGATACAGGACTCCGTCCGCATAACTCGCCCCAAGAATCATAGACTCGAGAGGGAGGTCTACCACGCCCTCGCTCAATACCGTTCCGCCTTCGCTCTTGAGTTGAAGAGTCATTTTGTAGTTGGAAGGATTGATTGAGAAACCGATGTACGCACCCATACTTGCAAGCCTCTGCTCCACATAACTCCTCGGAGTTGCGTTGTTGTCCTCCGTAGGCGTACCGACCGGAACTCTTCCGCCCGTCAAGTACATAGGAATCTCGCCCTCCGTCGGAGCGGTTACCAACTTCTTGGTGATTTGCGCTCCCGTCTCCGAGATTGCATAGACCCTCGTGTTCGGAGAGGTCGTTGTCACCTTGTTCACCTTGTCTCTGTAGAGAATCACGATGTCGTTGGCATTGTTGAGGATTGTATCGAATCCCACAAGGCTTCTTTTATAACTTGCAAGCGATGTTTCGTAGGTAGTCAAGTGTTCCTTCGGCACACTAAAGTTGATTGCCGTAGAAAAGACTTGCGTACCCAACGAAGTATTGCCGTAGAAGGTCACCTTTTGCAGAGCCGAACAAGGGAAGAAGGCTTTGTTGCCGATTGTCGTCACGCTTGCAGGAATCTCTACCTCGGCAACCGCAGAGTTGGCGAAAGCGTTCTCCGCCACCCCGTCGACCGTGTAATACTCGCCCTCGTGGAATACATAAGACGGAATCGTCACCTTGCCTCCGACAGCGTTCTCATAACCGCAGACGATGAAGGACTCATCGGCGAAGTTGTAAACCAAGCCGTCCGAGCCGTGATAGTACACGCCTGCAACACTCTCGATAGCGTCAATCTCCTTCGAAGAGTGTCTCAATACGCCGTTGAGTTCGTCAACGACTCTGTCGATTTCCGTAAGAGCGGAGTTTGCGGCGTCGATGATAGGCTTATAAAAAGCGTTTCGAATATCGCTTGCCTTGAAGCCGGAATCAGTAGGATTGTTAGGCAACGAGTATGCAGATTTTCTCTGTATAGCCGATTTGACTTCGGCACTAATTTTTTGAATTTTTGCCATACTACTTCACTCCTTTATTTGCTTTGTTGATTTTGTAGATGATAGTGAATGTATTCACTACGCAGTTGCTATCGTTATCGGAGACAAAGCGGAACATAATGAAGTTGAAGTTTCTTTCGTTTGCTTTTACCGAATAACTGTTGGCGAATCCCGTGTCGAACGAGAAGTTCTCGAAGGAGAAATTGTCGAACGAGAATACATTGATACCTTTTGCGTTGATAAGTTTGTTGACATTCCTTGTCTCGTAACCGAAGGAGAGTTTGCCGTTTACCTCCGGCTCGGTGGAAATTGTCATTTTCAAGAGAGTCTTGCTCGACTCGTTCGTTCCGAGGTCGAATATAGGCGTGTACCACTCCGCCACCACATTCTCTCTATGGACGAAGTCCGCAAGAGGAGAAAGAGGCGTACTGCCGTTGTAACTCGCCAAGATTAAGGTCTCTCCTGCCTTGTAGTCTTTTACTTGGAAGGAGTTCTCGGTTACATTCGTGAGGAACAACTCTCGGTTCGATATAGACTTATAGAGGTTGAAGCCACCCTCCGAGAGAGCCACGAGGTCGCCCTCTGCCGTCTCAAGAGCGTAGGTACACTCACCGCTATCAATCTCTCGAACATAGTATTTTGTGTTGATTGAAAGACCGCTTTCGCCTACATTGTCTGCGTAAACCTCCATACCGTCGTGGAAGGTGAAGATTCTTTCCTCGTCCGATACGATTTTACCGCTTGCAACCTCTGCGTTGTCCTCCACGAGAGCAAAGAGACCGCTCGTCGAGAAGGTGATGTTGTCGCCCTCCGAGAGGCTTATATCAATGTTTTCGTTGTAGGTAACCTTGTTGTTTGCGATGTCAAGACCGAGGTCGCCGGACTCGCTTTGTTGGTAGGTTCTGTCGGTGTATTCATCATCGAATACGCAGATTTGTCCGTCTGCGCTGCCGAAGTAGAGGGTATTGTCGATGTTCGCCCAAACTCTAACGGGAACATTGTCCCAAAACCACCACTCGTAATTGTAAGAGCCGTCAATGTCGTCTTCCTGTGTATACTTGTACCTTGAGTCTGCGATATAGCAAACATCGTCGATAGCGAGGTAATAGCGGTTTTTATAGACGATTCCGACCGCTTCCGAAAGGTCTGCGTGTCGCTTGAGCCTCTCGTTGATTGAGCGTGAACGCTCTCTTGTATATCTCTCCGTGGTCGCCACATTCTCCGCAAGAACGATACCGAAAACACCGTTTCTCGACAAGATGATATTGTCTCCGGCGAAGTTGGCACAAGCATAACGGCTCACAACACCCTCGCCTATGCTTCCTGCAGATGTAGGGAATACGCCTCGGATTGATTCGAGTCCGCCGCTTGCGTTGTATTGCTCACGGTAAGAACCCGTTCTGTAGAAGATACTTGCCTCTTGCCCGGTCTCGGACTTATAGATAACAAGCGTACTATCCGATAGTCTCGCATATCCGTTCACGGGAACGGAGTCACTACCCATAGAGGCGGTGTTGAGGTCGCCAAAATAAGTATAGTCGTCTGCTTCGGAGTGGAAGTCTATGTTCGGATAGTCGGAGTTTCCGCTCAAGAAGAGTCGGTCTGTATTACCGTCCACGCCAAACAAGATACCGAAGTTACAATTCGCTATTCTTGCGAGATAGTCGGAGTTCGAATGTTCGAAGGTCACATAGATGTTGTCTCTGTTTTCAATTTGCGGAGGCGTAGGAATCGTGAAGGTGACCTTGCCGTTCTCATAATCGAGAGAACCGCACTCTTCCTTCGTGATAGCCACTCCGTCCTTTTTCTTCTTATAGAGTTTCGTGCCTTCGTTTTCGATAGTGTAGGTCACCGCAACCTCGCTCTCGCCCTCTCCCTCGACGGTCTCAAGAGTGATAGATACCGCCGTGCCGTCGTCAATCTTGCCGGAATCGAGAGTCCAAGTCTGCGGACTTTCTGCAAGACCGAGCAGTTGGTTGATTCTCTTCGAAGACAAGCAGTTGATGTCGTCGAGGCTTCCTCTCGTATCATCTGTCACGCCGTCGGCGTCGATAGAGATAGTCGTCGTGGGGATATAGGTGTCGATGTTGTTTGCAACCCTTCGGAGTTCGTAAGTGTTGCCTTCGTCCCAAGTTCCGTACACAAGGTAGTCTCCGCAACCTACGATATACGCTCTGCCTTTGTTGAAAAAGGCTTGGCTTCGTTGGTCTTTGAGCAGAGCCACGCTACACTTTGCAGGGGCGTAGGTGGACGAAAGCGTGATGTCGGTATACGAATACTTTCCGCTCGTCTCCGTGATTCGATAGAACCGCTTTCCTGCGTGGACTAACTTCTCACGGTGGTCGCCGTTGACATACTCGAAGATACCGTTGATTCTTTGCGATACGCCTCCGTGTTTGATTTTGAGTAACTCATTCCAACCGCTACGCTTCTTATTGCTTCCGTACTCGTTGATGAAGTTCCTCATATTAGAGGCTCTGTTGGTGCGTACACTCAAAGGCGAGGAGGAGAAGTCCACCCCCTTGAAGTCGGAAAGTTGGAGCGTTCTCCTATTTTTGAGTGCGATATTCGTCCTTGCTCTCATACTCACTCCGTCTGCGAGTACAAGGACTTAACCTTGTTCACCTTGTTTATTTTCTTCAAGAAAATCTCTTCCATAGCCTGCTCAAACCAATTACGAGCCTCGCTTGCCTCGTTCGGTTCATCGTCTCGGTAAAGGTCTCCCTTCACAAAGTAAGGGATATACGAGGCGATATTGTTAGGAATCTCGATTTCCTTGTAGTCGTCCGTTGTAGAGGAAACCCTCTCGATAGACGGCTTATAAATGACGGTGTATTCCACATCGTCGTCTTCTTCGTAGCGTTCAAGGACGAGGACATCTCCCTCTCGTTGGTAGTCGCAATCTCCGTTGTATTCTCCGTCGGAGGTTTCCGAAACGATTCTTTCGATGTCGTAGAAGTCTGCGATGAGAGAAGGCAAGTCAAAACGGATAAATCCGCCACTTGCAAGTCCCTCGGAGCGTTGCAAAGCCTTCGACTTGGACGGAAGGACTCTCTTTTCCTCAATGCTCGAAAAACAACGATTTATTGCACCGGGCATATTCACAAGATAACCCTTGTAGGTGTCGTCTTGTGTGTATGTTTCGAGACCTTCTATGTCGATGTCGTCACCCATATTGAGGAACATCAACTTCAAAGATTCGATTTTAATTTCTCCGTATTTCATATAATCGTCTCCTTTTGTCCTTGAATATCAAAGAAGAGCCTACCCAAAGCAGATAGGCTCTCCTTGTTTTTTAGACAAGCGCAACCACGCCAACTTTAGGAGTGCCGGCAGACTTTACAACCACCTTGCCCTTGTTGGTGCCGGAAACATTCTTGAATCTTCCGCTTTCCAACTTCACAAGGCTCACGCCTTCGGGAACGGTGAGAGTAAGGTCGGCTACGCCTTGGATTCCGTTGCCTGCCTTCACCGTAAGAGTGGTAGCAGAAGAAGCCGAGATGACAAGAATCATCTTTTGGTCGTTCTCGCTCCAATCAATCGCCTTATCCGTGTTAGCGGTAAGAGCGGTGAGTGCAGGGGTTGCGATGTTATTTCTCATAGTAACTTCCATTGTGCGTTACCTCCTTATGCGTATTTTACATTGATGTTGATGACTTCCTTCGGACGAACAACCTTTGCGTCGAAGAGAATGAAGCCTTTAACGGCGTCAGCAAACTTGCTTTCCGGGCGGTAAGGCTCGGTGTGGGTAAGAGGCTTTGCGTAAGCAATCGCTCTTTGGGTACGAATCATAATGTTGTCAACGGCGCCGGAAGAGGTGGTGTGAACATTATTCGACATCTTGACAATGACATTACCGTACTTGCCGACCTTGCCGTTCTTAAGCATTTCGGAGTTGTTGGTGTCCTTGTCGATATAAGCCTGCTTGAAGAGAGTGTAGAATCTCGGAGAGATAGTAACAACAATCTTCGTAGAAGCCTTGACATCGTTCTCGTAGAGTTTTTGGATAGCCTCGTCGAGAATGTGAAGAATGTTCTTTTCGCCTGCTGCCGCAGTACCGGAAACGACCTTAACGGGTGCAGTACCGTAAAGAGCAGATACAGAAGAGTCAACGGCGAAGCCTGCGATGTACTTATCGACCTCGTCTGCAAGACCTTCGGAAGTCTCCTGCTCAAGAGCGTCCATAACACCGCCAACGGATTGCGCCTTGTCGATGTCACCAACCATATAGTTGAAGTAACGGATTTGGTTGATGTACATAATTACAGAGGTATCTTCGATTTCCTCCGGTGCGTCGATGTCGTTGTTACGGTTAGCCTTTGCAAGGCTCTTAATGGTAGGCTTGCCTACGCCGAGAATGGTTACGGACTCGCCCTTTTTCTTAACTGCGCCTTCGTACTTGCGGTTGCAATCCTCTACGAATACGCAAAGTCTTTCGAGTTCTCTTTCAATCCCCTCGTTCCACACGGTAGGGATAAAGTTTTGATATGCCATAATGTAGAATCCTCCTTGTTATTTTTTTGTTTTTTTACTTCCATTTGGACATACTTGCACGAATCTTGTCATAGTTCTTGTGGACTTCCTCTTGGGACATCTTTTGAACTTGCTCTCTCGTAAAGAATCCATTATCGCTTGGACTCGTGCTTGACAAAGAACCGGGTGTTGCCTTGGAGTTTGCGAGAATCTGCTTCGCTTTCTGCTCGGCTTTTCTCTCGTACTCCGTGACCATTTCCACGAACCCTTCGTAGATTTCCGAGAGAGGGAGTTGACCGACCTTTCCGCTTGCGAACTTTTGGAACTGCTCGTTTTGGATAAGGGTTTCGATGTTGACCTCCGGGTGCTTGGTAGTAAAGTCTGCATAGTCCTTACGATACCATTCCTTTTCGGTCTCCGCCTTACGGCTTTCCTCGGCTTTCTCTCTTTCCTTCTGCTTGAGGTGCTTGGAGTAGTCCGACAATGGGTCTCCGCCATTCTTTTCAATCTCCCTCATCGTGAGATATTCCTGCACATCGGTCGAGTCTTTCATCTCCTCGCCCGTGTAGGGATTCTTTCCGTTGAGAGTTTCGATAATGGCTTGTTCTCTCGCCGTCTGTCTTTCTCTTTCGAGTTCGGCTTTGCGTTCTGCCTCACGCCTACGACGAGCGTTTTCGGAGTTTTGCTCCTTGGTCTGTGGTTGCTCCTCGGTCTCCTTCTTGGCGTCACCACCTTGAGGTGTGTCCGAGTCCGAGTTATCGGTAAACTCCACATCGTTGAGAGTCTCCGTGTCTTTGTCGACATCTGCGTGGCTATCGACTTCCGTATTTTCGGTTGTTTGCGCAGTTTTAATTTCTTCCGGCATAGAAGTTCTCCTTTGGATTTTTCCGCTTTTCCTGCGTAAGATTTTTGTATAGCGATAGGTTAGACCTATTTACTACCTTTGTTAGCCTTGATAGGCTTTTGATAGAACGGGCAAGAAGGCTTCCGACAGATGTATGTCGTCACACCTTTAACCCTGCGGATTACCGCTTCCGTTTTGCATTTGGGGCATACCATTTGGGATTCCTCCTTGCATATTTGAGTAGATATGTTGTGCCATATCCGTGGCGTCCTTCGTGGTCTCGGCAATCTTTGCGTTACCCATTTGGATTTGGCGGTTGCCTTCACGAATCTTCGCCGAGGCTTCGGAGTACAAGTTCGCAATATAGGTCTTGAGTTGGTTGTTCTCTTGAATCACCGCCACGACCTTGTCGACCGTCTCCTTCTGTTGTTGTATGATTTGTGCGCTTTGAGCCAACTGCTCTTGTGTTTGTTGTAACTGTTGGGCGAGTTGAGCGACTTGGTTCTGCTCGTCCTCCTCAATGCCCTTGAGAATCTCGGAACGGTTCGACAGAGCGTCTTCCGGGTAGGCTCTCAAGTAGGTTTTGATAGAGATTGCTCCCTTTGCAAGAAGCACATCGAGAGCGTTGATGTCGCCTGCTGCAGAAGCCTTCGTTCCTGCCGTCGCTTCTACCACGACGGAGAACTCGGTGTTGCCGTACTCGGAACTGCTGAACACATCGGTCATTTGGACTTCCTCTGTGTTTGCGATTCCTTGCATAGGAACGCCTTGTTCGTCTATCTTCGGTTGCTCTTCGGTGAAAGTGAACTCCTTGTCCGTGTAGAACAACTTGAAGAATTGAGCGAGAACCTTGCCTTGCTTCTCCTTCACAATCCAAAAGGCGTCCTTGAGTTCCTCAACGGGTTGTTGTGCTTGAGATTGGAGTTGAGCGATAGCAGCACCGGACATTCCTGCACCGAGCGTTTCGCCCGTCATAACCTCCGTAGAACCCGTCACAACTCTCGTCAACTGTGTGAGTGTGTCGATGAGTTGGAGAGGTTGCGATTGAATCACTTGCTCGGACATTTTCTTGATACCTTGACCGCTTCCGCTATAGTCTACGAGAATCTGTCCCGGTTCGTTGGTGATTGTCTGCCCTTTGAGAGCGTTAGGAAGTACAACATACTTGCCCCACGCCAACTCTTGGTTGTTCAAGAGGGACATAGCAAGGTTGAAGTTGATTGCTTTTTGGTTCGGAATAAGACCTTCGACTTCTCCAAGACCATAGATTGAACGCTCTCTTACCTCGTAGTTTCCGACTACGATAGGATAGAGATACGCTTTGACCGTACTCGGCACGAGCGAATCGCCGTTTGCTCTGTCCGGAAGGGAGTTGTTCGGAGCGTCCTCGACGGAAAGTCCGAGTTGTCTTCCTGCTTCTCCGAGGTTCGGAGTGATAGCGAAAGGCTTATTGATGATAACACTCTTTGTCGCCTTCTCGCAGTAGACCTCGCCGTTCATTCGGAAGTATCTCGTCAAGACGGTACACAACTTGTCGCCGTCCTGCTCGATTGTGCCGTATTTGTTGTCGTTCTCGTCCGCCACGATAGCGTCCTTGTCGACATCGCCGTCGCACTTTGCCTTGACGGACTTGACATTCTCACGGGAAGCAATAAGAATCCACTCTTGCTTCTGCTCGTCAATCTCGGTAGGATTCGAGAAGAAGATATTGAGAGGGTCTATAATCTCGCAACGGAGACCGCCTTCCTTGATTCCGTCCTTGCCTTGTGCTTCGGAGTCCCAATAGTAGTGATAGAAGTACGAGCCTTTCTTTACGCCGTCGTCAATAGCCTTCTTATCGAGAGCGTCTTGACCGATTTCCTTTTGGATATAGCAGGCGAAGCGATTGAACTTCTCGACATCTGCCATAGTGTCTTCCGCACGGTACACAATCTTGACGGGTACAGAGAGAATCGCACTCTTCTTATTACGGCATATCATCTTGATGATGTTCACCACGGGACGAGGAAGGTTCTTCGTGTGCTTTGTCGGTGCTGCCCATTGGTCACCCTCATAGAACTTCACGAACTTCGGAAGGTTCTTCGCCAACCCCGTACTCGCTTGATATGATAAACCGTTTTGATAGTCGTCCCAAAGACTTGTGGTCTCTTGGTCGACATCGAATCTTTCTTTAGTTTCCATTGTCTTCCTCCTCCTCGCCGTTTAACCACTCGTTCAAGATTTGACTCGGAGAGGGATTCTCGTCTTCTTGAAGAGTTTTCTGCGAGATTGTCTTCTTGGAGAGTTCCTCCACCTTCGTTTCGAGGGCGGCGGTTCTTTCCTCAAGCAGTTTGTTTCGCTCCTCAAGAGCAATAATGCGTTTAATGAATCTAAACATTAAAAGTCCTCCCAACTCATAAAGCCTTCGTTGCCTCCGGCTTCTCCAAAGTTGAAGTTCTCCGAGATGAACTCTGTGTCTTCCGGGATAACCTCAAGCCATTGGTTTGATTGTTTCTTTGATATAAAGTGAGCAATAGCCTTCGCCATAACGAGGTCGTCGTGGCAACCGTCGATTGCTTCTAACTTTCCGTTGTCCTTCTTAACGAAGGTCGTCATTTCCTTGAGCGTAGGTATATCGCACTCGCACCAAGGTGTTTCTCGCATAATCTGTGCGAGTTCTCCGATGATGATAGGCTTCGTCCGAGAGGTCGTCTCGAATCCGTAGTCCATTATCGCTCTATCGGAAGCACCGTCAAGCCTCTCCCTCATATAGAGGTTCGGATAGTTGTACTTCTTTTGGAGGATTCTCGTCGGTTGTCGTGAGTAGTTTATCTCGATTCCGATAAGAGCCTCGTTGTAGTACATTCCGAGGCAATACATCTGCTCGGCGTATAAATCTTCGTCTATGTATTGCTTGTGGAGCGTTGCCACGGTGTTGCCGTCAAGGTTGCATATCATCTTGCCCGTGAAGAAGTCTTTTCCCGTTCCTGCGGTGTCTCCTCCAAGAACATAGGGTGCTTTGTGTGTAACCTCTCCCTCTCGGTTGGTCTTAACTCTTGGTTCTTCGTGCAGGGTGATATATCCGTCCTTTGAATCCACGAACTTGATGTTCTTTATCTTCCACTCGACATCAACCATATTGCCGTCGGAGTTGACGAGAGGGATTGCCTCCTTCTCGTACTCAAAATAGCCTTTTCTCGCTCCTTGCAAGGACGAGCAACGGGCGAGTTGATTGTTTATAGCCTCTTTATCGAACACGCAATCACCGCTTGATACAAACGCTTCTGTGGGCGTTATAGGGTATTCCTGCTTGATTGTGTTCTTGTCGAGGTACGAGTCGTACTTCTTACAATACCAAGTGATTTGCTCCTTGTCGCACCCTCTCTCCTCAAGGACTCGCTTTCTCTCGATGAGCCAAGCGTCCTCGGTGTCGAGGTATTCGTACTCGGTAGAGCGATACTCCGGAGACTTCCACCACTCATAGAAGAGGTTGTGACAAGTTTCGGAGTCCCAAAGGTCTTTGGCTTGGTTGAATCCGTTTGCCGTGGTCTCGTATACTTGAATCGCTCCTGCGGTTATCGCTTCACCGATACCGGCTTGGAGTGCTGCGAGGTCACATTCGTAGAAGGCTACCTCGGAGAAGTGTACGAAGTTCAGCGTACGAGAACGACCTACTTGGTCTGTTGCGGTTGCGATACGCCACGAGGAGTTGAGTTTATCGAAGAACATCTCGTTCCTTGAGTTGAACTTCTCGGAAGGCTTCAACTCCGTAGGGAGTCTGTCGTATACGACTCTTGCCTTATCGTTGAATATCGCCATTGTATTGTCGCTTCTGTCCGCCATAGTGAATCCGGAGAAGTTCTTGCGGACGATAGCGAATGATAACTGAATCGCCGTTATAACGCTCGTGAAGCCTTGCTGACGACCTTTAAGGACGAAGAAAGGCTTACTCGTTCCGAGTGTCTCCAACTTGGATATGAAGTCCTCTTGCACCTCATTGAAGAAGAACGGCACGGTGTTACGCTTTTTGTCTACGATGTAGAACGCTATCGGAATAAGCAGATAAGGCTTTGCAATTATCTCGTCTCGGAGCGACGGCGTTTGCATTATCAATCGGACGGAAGCCTTCACGAGTACATTGTCGAACTCGATGTCGTGCTTCTCCTCCCAACGAGCCTTACGCTTGGTGATGATGTCTTGAATCGTTGTCATAAGTCCTCAAACTTCACGACCACATCGCCGTCAACGATTGTCGTCGGCTCTTTGTTTGCGAGAGCCTGCTTATCATAGAGTGTTCCGAGAACCACCGCAAGTTCTCGCACATTCTCTATCTTGATAGCGGATATTTTGGCATACAGAGACTTCCTCTGTGCGTCTGTCAGTTCCTTGTGGTCGAGAGAGAGAATCTCGTCGAGGAGTTCGTCTATCACATCTTCGCTTCCGATTGCCCGGTCAAGCCTGCGTTCAATCAAGGTTGCGGTCTTGCTGACGAGCCTCCAAGAGTCCTCCACGAACTCTTCTTTTTTCTTTTTGCGAAGTCTTGCGAGGTCTAAATCTTCGTTTGGCTTCGTAACTTCGTCGGTTTGCGAACCGACTTCGCCTTGCTCCTTCTCTCGTCTCTCTAACTCTGCGCTTTGAGCAAGGAACTTCTTCTCCCAAGTCTTCACGGTCGAATACGGAAGACCAAGTTCGTTTGCTACATAGGAAACGCTATTGTTCACGGCAAGAAGGGCAAAGGCTCTCTCTTTCAAGTCGTCGTTGTACTTCTTGCCTTGTGCCATATTGCCTCCTTAAAGTTTAATGCAACGATTCTCCCATTTCTTATAGGCGTCAAGGTAGACCTCGTTCTTGTCTCCGTTGTAGGTGAGTTCGTAATACATTCCGTCGTGAACGGTTGTACTCACGAGAGCCTTGGCGTTTTGGAGAGTCTTGCATAACCACACGATGAACACATCGTCCTCGGTGATTTCCTTGTTATCCGTCTTGTCAAGGTGAGCGTTGGTGTACTCGCAGACGGTCTTTTTGCATAAGTCGATAAACTGTTGGTTTGTCATAATGCCTCCATAAGGGAATATTGAGGGTTAACCGCTTTTACACTACCGCACCCACAACTCTCGCAACCTCTTTCGAGGAACTCAATGGTTTTGGCAGCGGAGGAATGATTCGGACATTCGTGTGCGAGATTCAAAGTCTCGTGCCTTACCGCTTGGCTACTCCGCTTTATGGTTGCGGCTATCGGATTCGAACCGACACTCTCCACGGGTATGAACCGGGTATGTTACCGTTACACCAAACCGCTATATCAAGGACTTTCTCCTTTTCATCTTACATTATCGCATAAAAAAAACTATACGGGACTATACACTTTGCCCCGTATAGCATTTTCTTTAGATTAAGTCGGCTATCATTTCGATTATCCGACCAACACGCTTTTGGACTCCTATCTCGGTATATCCGATGTCTCTGCCTATCTTCCAATAGGCTTTGCCGTTTATGTACCCGTCAAGGATTATCGTCCTATCGAGAGGCTCTAACTTACTTATAGCCTCCATATACAGAGCCTCAAGAGCCGTCGCCTCTTTGATACAATCATCGACTCGCAGAGCCTTGAGGTTGAGGAGGATTTTTGCGGATTCCTCCTCACTCTCCTTGCTTGGGTGTTCCCCAAGATACAGAAGCCTTCTCTCGTGCCGTTCTTTGACTTGCAAGGCTACCTCGATACTATGCGTTATCTTCCGGAGCCTCCGAAGGTCTGTCTTGATTCTCTCGATTTTCTTCGCTCTCTCCACTTTCTCCTCCTTCCGAGGGTTTCGGCAAGAACTTTAAGCCTTGGCTTGTCGCAACCTTCTCGTTCTTTCTATAGAGTTCGAACCACACAAGAATCGCCTTGGTGTCCTTATCAAACGCTCCGGAATATCGGAGTTCCTCGCCTCGTGCCTTGAGTTCCGCCTTGAGAGCCTTTCGCTTCTCGTCGGAATCCATACAACCTTCCGTGTTGTACCCGTTCTCCGCAAGGAAGTTATATCCGAGTTCGTCGATTTGGATAAACGCCTCCGGCGGAAGTAAATCAAAAATTGTGATTTCTCGTTTTGCCATTATTTGTTTGCCTCCTTGAGCATAAGATTCTTGATTTTGTTGCGAAAATCATCGCAACCTTTTTCGTAGCCTCGGTAGAAACTGTCGACCTTTGCGTGTTCGTTGGTCTTTTCCGCCTGCGCTTTCTTATACAACTCTGCGTCGATGTCGTAAAGGTCGTCGTTGCCGAAGCGTTCTTTTGCGTTCTCGTTCTCTTCGATTCGCTCAAAAGAGAACATACACCAACCCTCTTGAAGACCTTCGAAGCCTTCTAGAATGTGTGTAATTCGCACCGTTACGGAACGCCCGGTGTATGCCTTCCCGTCAAACTCTTCGAGTTCGTAGATGTCTCCAACCTTGAATCCTCGGTCGTTGAATCTCAACTCCGCTTTCTTGTTGCCTTTTACTACCTCCTCAAAGTATTGAGGAAGCGTTTTGAGTTTCTTTGGTCTTAAGTCTTTCATCTTTTCTCCTCCTTCGGAACGAGGTCACTCGCTCTCTTGAACTTTTTGAACTCCGGGCAAGTCGACCAATGCGGAATATGTCCGGTAACCGTCTCACCCTTCTCGGTTACTATGGTGGTCTTCTCGGCGTTGCAGGGCATATTCTTGCCGTTGGTTGTTGTTATCCAAACGATTTCCGCTTGGCAGCCTTTACACTTCGCCATATCACAACTCCTCCAACTCTTCCGGAAGAGATATTCTCACCGCAATAACTTTACGCCACGGGAGAGCATTGAATCTTTCGAGAGCAACCTTGTCGCAATAATCGCCGTAGTCGTCGTCCGTGAGTCCTTCGTCGTCCATAAACTCTTCGATGAGCGTCTCCATAAGGTCTTCTTCGTCGTCCTCCTTGGAGTACCGCCTATCCTTGTAGTCGACCATTTCGTCGAGGTACGCCCCGTTGAAACTCGCCCACCACCAAGAATATCCTTCTTCAGCCACAACCTCGGAATCCACACGGGGAACGACCGGGAGTGTTGGGTTTTCCTTGACAAGTTCCAAGAAGTCCTTGTACCTTGTCTGTTCTTCGTGATACATCATATCTTGAGCGACCGATTCTTCCTCCCGGATTCTCTCGGTGTATTCCATATCCATTCTGTCTATGTAAGTCATAGATACCTCCTAAAATAAGTTTTCTAATATTGCCGTTAGATTGTTAACGACTATTGAGTTGCCTGCTTGCTTGTAGAGTTGTGAACTCGACTTATCTCTTCCGCCGTAGAAGGTGTCATTCAAGGCTTTGCTTGCCCGGTCGAAGTCCTCGTCGGTGAAACCCATAAGCCTCCAACATTCCCTTGCGGTCAGTTTTCGAACTCTGCGGTCTACCACCTTCAAGCCTTGTCTTTCGCTTCGCAAGGTCGGTGCAACGCCTTCGTATTCCCGTGCCTCTCGGTTTTTGTAGAAGTCCTCCACAATCTTCGGTTCGAGTCCGCCTCCTTGCATTGTCCGAATCGTCGGACACAATCCGTCCGGTGAGTAGACTCGGTTCGCCATTTCAAACGCACCTTCTAACTGTCCTATATGTACGCACTTTATTTCTTCCATTCTAAAACCCCCGTCATTGTTTGGTTGCCGAATCCTTTATAGTCCCTCGCCATAAGCGTGGTCGCTATGTCGGTTCGCCTCTCAAACTTCCTCCCTTGGTTCGACAACAATATCCCAACAATGTCTGTCAAGGCTTCCTCTTCCGCCCGTTCGCACGGTCTTTGAGATTTGCTCGGTAAGTACCCCCCCCGCAGTTTCATCGGCTATCGCCATTTTAGAAACCGCCTCGTCGGAGAGATAGTATTTCTCGTCAACCTTTTTCTCAAGGACATCTTTGAGAGTTTTCGTCAATGGAATCTTTTCCGGGAAGTCGTAGTAGAACTCGTCTCCGAGCCAACTTAACATAAAGCAACGCTCTCGATTCTGTGGTATTCCGTAGTCCTTGGCGTTCATTATGTCGTATTTGCTCGTATATCCTAACCCTTCGAGGAACTCGCACCACGCGAAGAAGTCAGCCTTGTTCTTGTCGCTTACGACATCAGGCACATTCTCCATAAGCAGGAGTTGAGGCAGTTGCCCCCCCTCAAGGACGATTTCCGAAAGGATTCTCTCGACCTCCCAAAGGAGACCGCTGCGAGTTCCGCTTTCCTTGCCCATACCTTGTTGCTTTCCTGCTTTGGATAGGTCGGTGCAAGGGAACGAGTAGGTCATTATGTAGAAGTATTTGTCGGTCTCCTCAATACCAAGGTCTCTTGCGTGAATCTGCGTAATATCGCTCGGCTCGAAGTTTGTGCCGTGGATAGCGTTATAACTTACGACCGCATACTTGTCGAACTCGCATATCCGATAGTGTTCGAAGTCTACGCCGAGATTCTCAAGAGCCTTGGCTTGTGCGCCGATTCCTGCGAAGAGTTCGATGAGTCTTATAGGTTTCGTGATTTTCAAAGGCTCGTTCCCGTCGAATATCGACCGTTGCGCTCCCATACTTCGCATTGTGATTCCCATAAGCCACCTATATTCCGAGTTTCTTGGCGAGTTCGCCTTTCTTCTCACGCTCGATTTTTCTAAAGTCGTCGCCTTCGAGTTTGATAACCCTCGTCGCCATTTCATCTATCCTTGCGAGGATAGCGTTGTCAAGGTTAAGCAGGCTTGCAAGTTCCTTGAGGGAATAGTTGGACGAGAATATCGTAGGCTTCTTGGCGTTGTACCTTGCGTTGAGAACCTCAAAGAGTTTTTCCTCCGCCCACTTTGAAGAGGCGGCGTTAAACTCTCTTCCGAGGAACTCTTTGCCGAGGTCGTCGAGGAAAACGAAGTCGTACTCTCCGAGCCTTCTCAAGAGCCTACATTCTCCCATACCGTTTTTGTCGTAAGAACTGCGTATCTCCGAGAGAATCGAGGCGAGGTTCGTGTATACGCACTCTGCGCCGTTCCATATCAACTCGTTGCACAAGCAAGCGGTTAGATAGGTCTTTCCGGAAGAGTTGTCCCCGTATATGTAGAGACCAATATTCTGTCTCATAACCTCTTGATAGTTTCTTGCGTAGTTCGCACACTTCTCAAAGGCGATTCGGTTGGATTCGGTGATTGTTGCCGTGCTGAATCGAACCTCTCTGTATCGCTCTCCGATGAGGGAGTTCTGTACATTGAGTTGGAATCTCATTATACGGCGTTGCCGTCTCTCTTTCTCTTCTTGGCGTTTCTTTTCTTCCTCTTGGCACTTGCACATACCACGAAGGCACATACTCTCGTCTTCCGATACGAAGACTCGTCTGTCCTTGCAGTTCTTACAATGAGGGAGACCGTCCTCCCCGAGAAACTCGTCTTCCTTGAGAACTTCCTCACCGGAAGCAAAGGCAGCCTTCATCTCTTGGAGAGTCTTTCCGAACTTAAATCCCATAATCAATCCTCCCTATCGTACTTGCTTGCCGTAGCCGTTTTAGAACCCTGCGGAGGTTGTCCTTGAGGTCTTTGGTCTCTCTGTTCCCAAGTACGAACACAAGCCTTCCAATCCTTCATAGATTGATTGCCAACCTTCCAACCCTTCGCTTCGTAGAAGTCGAAGAAGGCTTGAGGATTCACTTTGTTATTCCTTTCTTGACAATAAGCGATAATTTCTTCGAGTGTCGGCTTGACAAAGCGTTTCGGAGAGGAAGGCGGTGTAACCGCACCGCTTTCTCCTAAACTATCCTCATCTGTACTAAACTTATCTGTACTAACCTTTCCTATATTGGGTATACCACTTGGTATACCAACGGTATACCCTCCATTTTCTTCTACGAGGAGGGTATTTTTCTCCTCGATGTACTTCGTTTCGGTATATCTATCGCTTCGCAGATAGTTGTTGATTCTCCAATGTTTTATGACGATAACGCCACTTTCGAAGGCTATCAAGAACTTCTTTGCAAGGAGAATGTTCATATCGTCATTCGAAGCACCGCATTGTCTCATTATGGACTTCGGAGAGTTGATAAATCCGTCGTCGTCTGCCAACATACCGAGGGTAAAATAGAGACATCTTGCCGATAACGGCATATCAAGGAAGGCGTCGGATAAGACTATTGTTTTCGCAAACATTCTTCTTTCTGCCATAACTCCTCCTTAAAACGGTAGCGGTTCGTCCGGGTTTACTTCAACGAGGTTCGGTTGAGGTGGGAAGTCCGAGCCTTTATTGTCCTTCGGTGTAAGGAACTCAATCTTATCAACCTTAATCTCGCAAGCCGTGCGGTTGGAATCCTCGCCGTCCTTCTTGTACGAGCGAAGTTCAAGACTTCCGCACACCAAGAGTTTGTTGCCCTTCTTGCAATAACTGCTTATCGTTTCCGCCAACTTTCTCCACGCAACGCAGGGAATAAAATCGACCGGTCTGTTACCGCTTTGGTCGGTATAATCTCTGTTGACCGCAAGGGTGAATCGGCACACCGAAGTTCCGCTTGTGGTCTGCATAAGTTCAACCTCTTTGGTGAGGTTGCCTATCAATCTTACTTCATTCATCGTCTGTTACCTCCGTATCTTTGTTTGTTCTCGTCAAACGACAAGCAGAGTCGCTTTGCGGCGTAGGAGACCGCTTGAGCAATTCCTGCGATTCCGTCGTTGAATATGTGAGCGTGGTGATGTCGAATCTCCTCGCCGTCTTGGTACATACGGATAATAACAAGGTTGTCCTCGATAACCGTCTCTATCTCGATGTTGTTGCCCCCCCCGGAAGCCTCTTCCAACATCTCTTCCGTGAAGTTGATTGTAGAGACGGAACGAGAGCCTTCGAGCCTTACTCGGTAAATATATCCGCCTTCCGCTTCGGAGTAGAGTCTATCGACAATCTCTCCTTCTTTGCCACAAGCCTTCGCTATGGCTTTGTTTCTTAATTCCAAGGGAAGTTCCTCGTAGGAAACCACCCGTACTTTATCTTGAATCTCAAAATCCATTTTAATATCTCCTATATACAAGTTTTTCTCTATCCCAATGAGGGTATTTTCGTTTTAAGTATGCTTCGATTTTTGCTTCGATTTCTTCTCGTTCCTCTCGGCTTCCGAAGTCGAACTTATAGTGGCATTGATTCTCCGTAAGGTTCGTGCAGAGCGTTACGATGTTCTCTTCAATCCCAAGTCCGCCCTTCGAGCGAGGTATGAAGTGTGCGTTTGGCATAACATTTCGGCAGCACCCACACACAACACACCTTCCGCCGTCCCTCTCCCACACGGCTTGTTTTACCTTGGGAGAGATGTCTGTCGCTTTTGCTCGTTTCGATTTCATCGTCCGTACTCCTTTCTTGCAATCTCAATCTCGGAATCTATCACTCCGAGTTCTGCGAGTTTGTCGAGAGTCGCCTCGATGAGTTCCGTCATTTCCTGCGTATTGTACTTTGACGAACCGATGAAGTATTGATAAAGGTTCAAGGTCTTGCCGTTAACCTCCCTCTCGTCGAGTTTCCGAATAACTCGGAAGGTCTTTCGGAGAGCAGGCTCGGCAGAGGGAAGAGCGAGAAGGTAGTCGTAAGCGACATTCGCTTCCTCAAGCATTATGCAATAACACTCTTCGGTCGACACCTTCCGCTTGTTCCCGGACATCGCAAAAGCCATTTTCCCGAGCAACGCCCACAAGAGGCGGTTCTGCTCAAGGCTTCGCTTTGACTTGTAAGGTTTAACCTCAACCTCAATCTTCTTTTCGGTCGGTTGCGTTTCTTCGAGAGCAAGCAAAGCGGAACGCTTGTTGTCGCCGTGGACGACATAGCACACAACGAGGTCGTTGTCTTCGTTTATCATTCGATAACTTCTTTCCGCTATAAACTTACTCATTGTGCCTCCTCGCCAACCTTCGCCTTCAACGCCGTGATGAGTTGAGCAAACTGCTCCTTCGTGAGGTTGTTAATCTTGATGTTTGCTCCGAACTTCTTTACAATCCAATCTGTGACACTTGCAAGTGTTATATCGGAGTTCTTGATGAGTTCGTTGACTTCCGCCCATTGTGACTTCTCTCGGCGTTCCTGCGGAGGTTTTGGCGTGTTCTGCGGTTGAGCCTTTTTCTGTGTAGGCGGAGGAGTCGGTCTGCCGTCTTGGTTGCCGTCATACTTGGTCCGGTCGGCGTCCCAATATACATCTGCTCCAATTCCGAGAGCCTTGCAAGCGACCGAGATAGCGTCGGTGTAGGCTTTCTTGTAGCACTCGTCGTCGGTGTAGAGTCCTCCGGATTCCTTGGCGATGAATCGGCTTCCGCCTACGCCGGGAATACCTTCACTCCACGCTCCGTCCACCTTGACGAAGAGGAGAATCTCGACATTCGTGATAGCCTCGCCACCATATCCGACATCAATCCAAGTCCTCACAATCTGCGTTTTCCAACCGATTCCGCAGATACCGAAGTTCTCGGTGAGGCACTTGATTCGCCACATAGGGTTTATATCTGTCATACCCTTGAGTCGCCCGGCACCGATAGCCTTCTTGGCGTTATCCGGGACGGCTCTTACCTTGTCATACAATTCGAGGTTTTCCATTTGTTACCTCCACTCCAATTCCTTCTTGATGTAGTA